CGGCTATCGACTACGGCGTAAACAAAACCGGTCACCGTTGGGAGGTCGACGCGACCGACGTTCCCGACGGCGTATTCCTGGCGGCGACAATGGACGCCGCCCGTTTGTATCGGGCGCGGGATTCGACCGACGGAACGATTGCGTGGGGTGACATGGGCGCGATGCGGGTCGGTCGGTTGGACCCCCGCGTAGAGGCGTTGTACGGACAGGTGGCCCCCGTGGTGTTCGGGTGACGTGGTCCCGCGCGAGCGCGGCGGCGGCGGTCGCCGGGGTCCTGTCGGAGTTGGACCCCGCCGTATCGGTGTTCGCCATACCGCCCGAAACGTTGAACCCGCCCGCCTATGTCGTCGGGTACGCCCGAATCGTCATGTACGACCAACCGTCGTTCGCGGTCGACGCCGCCACGTTGACCGTGTCCGCCGTGACCGGTGCCAATGAGGTCGACCGGTGCGACGCCATGTTGCACGACGCGAAGGTGGCGCTAAACGCGGACCCGTCGTTGTCGGGGGCGGCGAAACATTGCCGCGTCGCGGAACAGGGGAATTGGCGTCGGTTGAATATCGCCGGTTCCGAAGTGTTGGCGGGGGACCTCACCGTAGAAATCAGAATGTAGAAAGGATGGACGCATGGCAGACGTAAGCGCACCGAAGGCGACACCACGGGCGGACCCCGTCGAACCCGACGCGCAACCGGTCATTATGACCGACGCGTACGTGGAGATTGGCGGGGCGAACCTGTCGTGTTTGGGTTTGGAAGTGTCCATAGAACCGGAGAACAAACCGGTGGAACAAACGACGTTTTGCGGGGTGAAGGATTACCCCGGCCCCGTGAAGTGGCATTTCAAAGCGAAATTGGCGCAATCGTTTTCGACCGGCGCAACCGACGAAGTGTTGTCGCAGGCGTTGGCCGACTACGCGTCCGCCAATACGCCGTGTCCCTTCCGCGTGCGGGCGTACAAGGCGCGTCCGGTCGACGCCACGAACCCGTCATTTGAAGGGACCATGATTCCGCAACCGTACACAGTGTTCGGCGGCGCGGCGGGGGCGGCGTCGGAGGTCGACATTGATTGGATCATGGACGTACCCCCGGCGAAGGTAACCGTTCCCGGTCCATGACCACGACACAAACCATTGTCCTATTGATTGAGGTCGGGGTAATCGCCGCCGTCGCCCTACTTACATGGTTGGGCGTCGGGCGGCGTTAGGGGGCGGTTTGTGGCCGCGTCAACAATTAGCGTCGGGACCGAAGGGGCGAAGGTCGAAGTAGTGGGGTTGCGCGCGTTGCGTGCAGACATTCGCAAAATGTCCGACGAATACCAGGGACCCATATACGACGCCCTAAAGGCGGCGGCGCGGACTATCGCGGACCCCGTTGCCGCACGGGCGCAATCGTCCATTCACCCGTCGGGGAAACCGAAAACGCATTGGCATACGCCGGGGAAGATGGTTCCAAAAGTGTCGTTAACGCGTACGGGGGCGGGCGTGCGAATGGGGACGTCGTCGTACCCGTACGCGCCGTGGTTGGAATTCGGCGGACACCGAAAGAACCCCCACGGGTCCGACCGGTTGGTTATACGGACCGGGCGGTATCTGTTCCCCGCGGCGTACGCGTTGGCCCCCGGTTTGGCCCCGAAGTACGCGGCGGCGTTGCAACACGTCCTAGACGATTCGACGTTGTGGACGAACACGACCAACAATCCCCAACAGGTGACCGACTAATGACCGACGAACCCGTAACCATTGGAACCGACAAACCGCTACGCCTGTCCGCCGACACCATGCGGGCGTTGAAAAAGGCGACCGGGCGCAACATGTCGGAGTTGTTGAACGACGACGACGACGACGCCAACCGAATTCAGGTTGTCGCCTTCGCGGAGTTGTACCGCCGGTACCTCCCGTCGGGACATATGCCCGACGCCGCGTCGTTGTGGGACGAAGCGGGATCGACAGAAGTTGATTTCACCGCGCCCGAAGAGGTCGACCCTTTAGGCGACGGGTACTCCAAAACCTCGCCGCCTTCTGTCGGTACTGGCGAATGACCCCCGACCAGGTCCACGCGTTACACGACGACGAATACAACGCGTTCGTGTTGTATATGGAACGCGAAGCGTACGAAATTCGTAAGGCGTCGAAGGCGCGGTAACCCGTGGCGGGTCCGTCCGTAGTCGTCCGATTCCTAGGGGACCTCACCGGTCTAGGTAAATCGTTAGGCGACACCGAAAAAAAAGGTACGTCGACCGCGAAGAATATTCACTCCGCGTTCTCTTCGACGTTGGGGGCGTTGAACAAATCGGGCGTGTTGGGTCCCTTCGGTGCGGCGTTGGAAGGCGTCGACCAGGTGTTGGGGACCATATCCGAACACGGTAAGAACATCGGTCCCAAAATGGCGGGCGTCGGGTTGGCGGTAACCGGTGTCGGTATGGCGTTGTCCGCGGTGGGGTCGAAGGAACAGGCGTCCCAACAACAATTGCAGGCGGCGATTGGTGCGACCGGGAAGAGTTACGACGATTACGCCGGGAAGATAGACGAAGCGGTTAAACATCAGGAACACTACGGACGCACCGCGGGCGAAACGAAGGACGCGCTTCGGATACTGACGCAGGCGACCCACGATCCCGCGAAGGCGTTGGAGTTGTTGGGGACGACCTCGGACGTGGCGGCGGCGAAACATATGGACCTGTCCGGCGCGGCGACGCAAATGGGGAAGGTCTACAACGGGAACACGCGACTACTAAAGGCGTTCGGTATCACGGCGGGCGAAACGTCCAAACAGGCTCTAAAGGGTTTGGAGTCCGCCACGAAGAATGTAACGAAGGCGGACGACGCCGCGGCGAAGGCGAAACAAAACCTCGCGGATTTGCAGGCGCGGTTATCGGGGAAAACCAAACTAACCGTGGGCGACCAACAGGCACTAAAACGGGCGATGGACAACGTAACGACCACGTCCGCGGCGGCGCAGGGCGCGCACGAAAAATTGCAGGGCGCGCAGGACGCGGCGGCGAAATCGGCGGGGAACACGAAGGACACCATGCAAAAATTGGCGGACGTAACGAAGGGACAGGCGGCGGCGCAGGCGGACACGTTCACCGGGAAGATTGACGCGATGAAAGCGAAGCTAACCGACGCCGCGGCCATGATCGGACAGAAGTACGGACCGGCGTTACAAACGGCGGGCGTCATTATGACCGCGTTCGGTTCGATTATGTCGGTCGTGTCGCCCCTCATTGCGGCGGGCGAAATGTCGTGGTTGTGGCCCGTCCTGTTGGTTATCGGAGGACTAGCGGCGTTGGGCGTCGCCGTGTACGTCGTGTACCGAAATTGGGACACGATATGGAAGGCGATGCACGCGGCGATCATGTTCGTGTGGAATTGGATCAAGGCGAATTGGCCGTTGTTGTTGGGCATCCTCCTAGGCCCAATCGCGATCGCCGTCGGTTTGATAATTACTCACTTCAACACCGTGAAGTCGGTCGTTAAGGTTGCGGTTGATTACATCGTGGGTTTGTGGAATGGGTTGGTCGGTTTCTTTCGCGGGATCGTGTCGACCATCGGCGGGATTCTGTCGGGGATATGGGGCGGCGTGTCGTCGTTCGCGGGTACCGCCGTGCAGGACGTGAAAAACGCCTTTAACGGCATGGTGTCATTCGTGGAGGGGATACCCGGTCGTATCACGTCGGCGGCGGGACATATGTTCGACGGGATTAAGAACGCGTTCGACGGTGTCGTAAACGGAATAGCGAACGCGTGGAATTCCACGGTCGGGTCCCTGTCGGTCGATATACCGGGATGGGTTCCCGGTATCGGCGGTAAGGGGTTCCACGCCCCGACCATTCCGCATTTGGCGCAGGGCGGTTTGATTACCTCCACCGGGTTAGTGTTCGCGCACGCAGGCGAGGCGATAACGCCGATTCCCGGTCGGTTGGGACCCATCGTGGAGATACAACACGCGGAGTTTGCGACCACGTTGGACGTAGATACGTTTATGCAACGCGTCGCGTGGACCGCCCGAACGGCGGGCGTGTAATGGCGACGTACCCGCTAGACGACGGAACGCAATTCGACCAATGGTCGGTGTCGTCATCGACCATCGTGGCCGACGACGCACGCGGGAACCCCGCGCCGTCCTATTACGTCCCCGGTGCGGGTACTCCCCACGCGTGGCGCGACGCTGGCGGACCGCTGGCGTACTACGCCGCCGACGTGTATGTACCGGCGGGGTTTTTAGGGGAATTCCTGTGGGGAATCGACGGTACGACCGGTAACGGTTTTACGGCGCGGGTGGACGGTCGCCCGCTATCGGGTGCGATTGGTGTATGCGGTGTTGGTGTCGTCAGCGGTTGGAACATAGCGGGGAACATCTACGGTCCGACGACGTTAAGTATCCCGCCGGACCTATGGCACCGCGTCGAAGTCTGGGTATTTACGCCCGCGCCGCCGACGCGCGCGACGGCGGGACAACACCCGGCGGTAACCCCGACGAAAGTGGATATGGCGGTAGACGGGACCGTTATTTATAGCGGGAACATGGGGGGACGCCTTACGCCACTAGGCGCGTGCGTCGGAATGAAAATTTACGGGACCGGTTGTTGGTTTGACAACATTGTTATTGGCGAAGAGGTCGCGCCCACGCCCCCGTCGGGCGCGTGCGTCCGCCGTGCGTGGTTGACGTTGGGGAGCTCCGACCTGGTCGCCCTAGAGGACCGCGCCGCGGGGTATTTCTGTTCGGAGTTGGTCCTAGCTAGTCCCGACGTACGCGAGGTCAAATCGAACCGGCCCGACATGGACGGGATAGACGACCGTACGCAATTCGCCGGGGGGCGGGTCGTGTCCGCGAAGGTCGACGCGTTGGCGGGGGCGGGCGCGCGCGTAGACGAAGTGGCGGCGTCGTTCGGGCGGTACATGGTCCCGTCCGCCCGTCCGTACCTCCATTACGTCCTAGACCGCGACGACAACCCCGAACGCGTCGTGGGTCCGTTGCGCGGCGTGGCGGCGGGGTGGCCGATCGTGGGGGACAACAAACGGGAAATTCAATTGCAATGGATAGCGGCGGACCCCGTGGCGTACGACCCGGCGTCGTACCTCGCGACGGCGTGGGCGGGATCGGCGGTAACGGTTGGTCGCCAATATCCCCTCACCTTCGACCGTACGTACGCGGCGGGACCGGGCGGGTCGAAGGTCGACGCCGTGTTTAACGTCCACGGCGACTACCCCGCCCAACCGGTCGTCCGTGTCTACGGACCCATAACGTCCGCCGTGGTGACGTTCGACACCCCGTCGGACCACTACGTAATTCCGTTCGCGCACGGGTTCCGTATCGACGCGGGAACCCACGTCACGGTCGACACGAAAGCGCACGCCGCCTACCTAGGCGACGACCCGACGGCGTCGGTCCTGTCGTCGTTGGATTGGTCCCGGTTGGTATGGCCCGTTCTCCCGTCGGGAAATACGGTCACCATGTCCGTGTCCGGTGAGAACACGACGGGGTTGGCGCAGGCGCAGGCGACATGGAACGAAGGGTATTTGTCGTGACCCTTCCCGCCGGTCGCGGTCGTTGGCGCGTGACCCTCCACGAACGGTCGTTTACCCCCGAACCGTTGGCGGCGTCGTTGGTCGCGGAGATACACGACGCCCGCGGGCGAGCGTTGACGCAGGCATTGAACCAACCCGCCCGGTTTACGTTCACCGTGGACGGGCGGTCCCCGACGGCGTTGTTGGTGCAGGAATTACGAACCGACGTAGTGGCGTGGCGTTGGGACGAAACGAACGGCGTGGACGTTCCGTACTTTCGTGGGATCGTGGCGCAGGGGGAGGACCAACTAACCGAACAGTCCCATACCGTGACGTTTACGTGTCACGACATGGCGGGAATGATTCAACGCCGTTACCTAACCCAACCGGCGAATTACGCGCAGGTCGACCAGGATTCGATTGTGGCCGACCTCCTGTCGCGGGCGGTCAACATGACGGCGGCGAACGGGACCGCGCTTACGCCGGGGTCGTTTCTCCCCCTGTCGGTCCGACGGGTGAACGGCGACGGGTCGTCCCGGTCCGCCCTGTCCGGTGAGTTGCGCGATCGCAACTACACGGCGGCGTCGTCCGCTGGTCAATTGATAGACGATTTGTCGAAGGTCATTTCCATACGGGACCCGACGGCGACGGCGTACGACTATGACGTGGTTCCCGCCGGGTTCGTGTCGCCCGCCGACACGACCGACGGGTTGCGCGTGTTCTATCCGGCGCAGGGCGTCGCCCGCCCCGACGTGGTATTGGAGTATGGCGCGACCGTGTCGACCGTGACCCGGTCCGCCAACAGTACCGATTACGCCAATTTCGTCCGCGTGACCGGTAAGGCTCCCGACGGCGCGGCGACAGGCACGCCGCCCATGTTCTCCGAACGTTGGAACAACGACGCCAACAACGTCGGTCGGGTCCCGGTCGGGTTGTGGCAGAACACGGAGAACGCGTCCGACGTGTCCGTACAATCGACGTTAGATCAAAAGGCGGCGGGCGACCTCAATTTGTCGGGCGTGTTGGTCCCCTCTTACGCCCTAGGTCTACGCCCCGACGTGTACCGCCACGGGTGGTTCCGTATGGGGGACACGGTCGGGTTGGTCATTCAATCGGGACGGTTGGACGTGTTCTCCGACGCGTCGGGCGGCGGGGGCGTACGGGTCGTCGGACAGATTTTCGGGATCGGGGACGACGGGGACGAAACGGTGTCGTTAACCGTCGGTCGACCGCGGACGACGTTGGTAGACCTACTCCGCGCCGGTACTGCCGACGTGGACGCATTAGTTCGGAGGTAAATGACATGGCACGACAAACCCCCCTGTGGCAACAGGTACCGACGTATCCGGCGCAGGCGGACCGGTCGTTGTTGTCGTCGTTGTGGCCCGCGGGCGCGGTCGCGGGCGGCGTTACCACGGTCGTCACCAACACTATGACCGTATCGGTTGCGCCTGGTACCGCCGCGGTCCCGTTGGCGACCGGACAGGGGTCCGCGTTGTGTAAGTGGGACGCCCCCGAAGTGGTGACCATCGCCGCCGCGCCCGGTTCGGGACAATCCCGTGTCGACCTAATCGTGGCGCAGGTACGGGACCCCGACCTAGACGGCGGACAAAATAACGATTTCATAATCACCGCGGTAACGGGGACGCCTGCGGCGCGTGGCGTAGAACGGGTGGAGCTGTACGGCGACGCGCCGACACGACCGGACCTCAAACCCGACGACCCCGCCCGACCGGCACAACGACCGGTCGGACCCTTCGCGCCGGTCGCCCCCACCCCGCCCGCGAACGCGTTGGTGCTGTACCAAATAACGGTGCCTGGTGCCGCGGCGAACCTGAACGGGGCGACGTTGCGCGATGCGCGCGGACGGGGAGTTGATGGACCGGGCGGGGTGTTGGCGGGCGGTTATCTCGCGTTAACGGGTGATTCCAACGTGTTCGGACAGGCACAAACCGCTATAACCGGCCTACTTCTATGGGTCAACACGCCGCCCGGTCGACGCATACAGGTAACGCTTACGTCGGTCGCCGCCCCTAACGCGACGCCGACATTGTGCCGGTTCTTTATTTTGCGCGACGGCGTCGCCGTTCCCCCGACCGGCCTGGTCGGGTGCGGCCAGGGCACGGGGTTTTATTGGTTCACTCATATTGTCTACGACCAACCGCCCCCCGGAGTGCATTTCTATTCCGTTAACGCGCTGGTCGATGGTGGCACCGCGAAGTTGTACGCCAACCAACACCTAGTCGTCACCGATATTGGCCCGTCCGATCGTTAAGAGGAAAGGAAACCAAACCATGACCGAAACCGAAACACAACCCGAACCCCCGCCACCCGCGGAGGAACCCGCACGCGAACCTTCCCACGAAGGCGTCGAAGGGGACACGCCCGAAGAGAACGACGGGTGACGTTACGACGCGACCCGATTTGGTCGCCCAACTATTCGTCGCGCGGTGGAACCCGTGTCCGCCTGGTCGTGTTGCATACCGCCGAAGGTGCGTTGACGTATCAATCATTGGGGGCGTACTTTCAAAATCCGTCGTCGGGCGTGTCGTCCCATGTCGGAATTGACGACACCCCCGGCGTGGTCGGGGAGTACGTCCGCCCCGACGGGAAGGCGTGGACGCAGGCGAACGCCAATCCGTACTCCGTGTCCGCCGAGCTATGCGCGTTCGCGGAGTGGTCGACCGATACGTGGTACGGACATGGGTACATGTTGGAAAACGCCGCGGCGTGGGTTGCGGAGGAATGCGCCCGGTTCGGTATCCCCGTGCGGGCGTTGTCCGCCGGACAGGCGCAGGGCGGCGACGCGGGCGTATGCCAACACGTCGACCTAGGCGCGGCGGGCGGGAACCATTGGGATTGTGGACCAGGGTTCCCAATGGACGACGTAATGGAAATGGCCGCGGGGGGTTCTCCGAACGTTCCCGCCACGACACAACGAAAGGGGCGCAACATGATTGCTTCGACCTCCACCGGGGAGGGGTATTGGACCGTGACCCACGACGGCGCGGTGGGGGCGTTCGGTGACGCGCAGTACGCCGGGGGCGGGTTCGCCCCCGACGTGGTCACCGGAGAAATAATCGGGATCGCCGGGAAGGGTAACGACGGGTATTGGTTGTTCGCGTCCGACGGCGGCGTACTCACGTTCGGGTCCGCGGAGTTTTACGGACGACCGGACCGGACGTAACCCCGTGGCCGACACGACATGGTTGGCGGTCGGTGAGGGGCTAATTGGGTTCGTCGTCGGCGTGTTGGTTGGGGTCGTGTACGTGTTGGTCCGCGTCGTGACGGGGAATGGTCGTCGCCGGGACCGGGAGGACGGCGACACGCCCTAGGGTCGGACGCGCCACGGGTCCCCGTCCGGCGGTTACCTCGCCTTCGGGGACCCGTGGGTTTTTTTGTTGCAAATTACCGGGGGGGTAGTGCCACCCCTCCGGTTTCGTCGTCTTAGGCGGGACCGTGGGCGGCGCTATCGGGCGAATTCCCGACGTGACCCGTTACCGTGACCGACCATGCCCCGCCCGCCCCGTCGGAGAGTTGGACCGCCAACGCCCCGTCGTCGCCTAGGACCAACGCCCGAACGACCAGGGTGGCCCCTAGGCGGGGGTAGGTGACCCCGTCGACCTCGCGCGGCACGTTTCCGTTGGACCTCGCCGCGGGGGGCGTACGGGCGGGTTTAACCCGGTACCGTTTCAACCCCGCCGGTCCCGCCGGTTTGGATTCCACCGGGTACCCGGCGGACCGCAGGGTGGCGACCACTTGGGACAGCATGGACGCCGACACGCCGAATTCGTCGGCGTCCGCCTTCGACCGCCATTCGCCGTTCAACATGGCGATTCCCAATTGCGACGCCACGGACCGGTCGGGGTCCCGTTGCCATAGGGTGATCGCGTCGACCGTCACGACGCCGCCCGTTTCCGTACCGGTTGGGTCATGGCGTCGACCATTGCGGTTTCGTTGGCGTAGACCGTGGCGCGGCGCATTACCTCCAAACGAACGTCGAAGGCGTCGACCCGGTCCCCGTCGGTACTGATTTGGTACCCGGTGGCGTAATGGTACGCGGACGGGTGGCGTTCGCCCGACCTCGCGTCCCAATGGTCGGTCCGTTCGGTTTCGCAACGACCGCAACGCAGGCGGCGCGACGTGACCCCGTCGGGGTCGCGAAAGTACCCGACCACGTACCACGGGTGGCGCAGGTCCCGACACGTTAGGTACGTGTCGTCGTACTCCCGAACGGCGCGGGTGCGGGGGTTCAATGACGGCGTCACCCGTACAGCCGTTCGGTAACGGCGACGTGTTCGGACACGGTGCGGCGGGACCGGTGGCGGTACGATTCCAACAGGGTTCGGACGTTGGCGTGGCCCAACAGGTCGGAAACCTCTTCCAACGCCATACCCGATTCCACCAACAACGACGCCGCCGTATGGCGCAACTCATACGGCGTTAGGTCCCTTTCGTCGGGGCGGTCGAAGATACCGACCGACCGCGCCAATGTACGAACGGTCCGCCGGAGGTTATGCGGGTCGACAGGCGTTCCCACGTTGGTCGTTACGACCAAACCGGAATCGACCCACGCCGGACCCGCGGCCAAACGGTCCCGCGCCTGTTGCGCCCACCGGGCGCGCAGGGCGTCGACCAACGGGGCAGGGAGCGCCAATGGGCGGTCACTCTTCGCCTTCGGGGCGGCGTAGGAAACCGCCCCCGTGTCGAAATCGACCCGGCGGAATTGGACTATGTCCACGGTCCCGGCGTCTAGGTCGATTGCGTCCCAACGCAAACCGCACGCTTCGCCGGGTCGCAACGCCAACCACAACATGAGGTCGACCGCGATTCCCTTATGGGTCGTATGCGTGACCGACAACAGGTCCCGCGCCTGTTCGGGCGTAAGGGTCCGGCGTTCCGCCTTCACCTTCGCGCGCTTCGGGATCGTGGCGCGCCGTGCGGGATTGAACGTCCATTGTTGGTCGTCGTTCCATTTGTCCAACGCCATAGCTAGGACGGTCCGCGCCCGTTCGCACGACGACCGGGACAACCCACCCGTCGCGAGGGTTTGCAGGTGGCGATTGACCGTCCGTACCGTCAAATCGTCTAGGTACACGTCGGACAGGGGTTCCCACTTATCGACCGCCCACCGGTAGTTCGACAGGGTGTTGGCGGACGCGTCCGACGACGTGTATTCGTCGGTCCACTCCGTCAACCACTCCCCCAACGTCGGGACCTCACGGGTCGACGTTCCGTCGTGGTCGCGTGCCGCGGCCATCGCGGTCCGTACCTCGCCTTCGGACGCCCCGTACACGGTCGTCCGTTTCCCGTTGACTAGGACCCGACCCCGCCACGGGTCGCCCCGTCGTTTGGGTTTGGTCACGGTCCCTTCGCCATAGGTGAGAGGGGCGTATCGTGGCATGGCGGTTACCTCGCCTTTCGTTTGTCGGGGAATCTTCCCCGTCCAGTCTGCGGTCCATTCTGCACGGAACCGACCGGAACCGACCGGAACCGGGCGGAACGAATCGCAGGTGGGACCTATCGTACCTGGTCGCGGGGGTCGTCGTACTTAGATGACGCGCAAGGGGTCGCAGGTTCGATTCCTGCACGGCCCACCTGCGGTTTTACCCTCTTCGGACCCCCGTAGAAATCACCTGCGGTCCACTTACGGTCCACTTTGGACCGGAATGGCGCGCCACGCAGGGGCGGAACCAATGGGAACCGGTAGACAACCGACACGCCGCGGGTGTAAGACGGACGACGGGTAAGGGACCCCCCGGCGTCGCCGTGTTCTAACGGGGTAACCGGGAACGGGAGTAAACCCTTACCCCCCGTCCCGCCGTTAGTCACCAACGCGCCGGGTGGCCCCTCCCATTTCTAATCGCGTCGTCGGGTCGCGCAAACACAACGGAGGCGGGAGGTACGGGAAGGGGCGCATTATGGCCCGACAGGTGACACGGCGGCGAACGCCGGTGCAACGCAAATCGGAGGCGACGCCCCGTCGCAACGGACACGCCGACGGCGTCGAACCCGCCGGAATGACGTACGAAGAGGCGGGGCGTTACCTTGGTTGTACCGACCGAAAGATTCGACAATTGGTCGCGGCGGGAAAACTCCCCGCGTTCTACATAGGGCGTTCGGCGCGGGTGTCGAAGGCGGCGGCGGACCGATTCATGGACGCAGGCGGCGCGCCCAACGTGGTCGACCCATGACGGTCGACCTAGTCGACGTATCGACCGGTGAGATTGTCCCCGCCTTCGGTGGCGCGCTTACCCCCGACCAGGCGTCCGCCCGTGCGACGTGGGTTCGTGAGGTTACGAAGGCCGCGCTAACCGAAGAGGTCGACTACGGGAAGATTCCCGGTACCGAACGCCCGACCCTGTTTAAGAGCGGGGCGGAAATGTTGTTGTTGGCGGCGGGGTACGGGTTCGACATGGACCGGTGGGACGACGACGACGTACGGACCCACCGCGGCGTCACGTACAAATGCACGGTTCGACGCCGGGACGGTTCGACCGTGTCGACGTGCGACGGGTACGCCGGGTACGACGAATCCCGTTTTTTCACGTCCGCCGAAGAGGCGGAACAACGCGAACGGTTCAACGCCAACAAATACAAACGACCGGTGAACCAACGAAAATTCGTGGAGTACCGCGCCCCGTGGAATACGTTGGTCAAAATGGCGCAAAAACGCGCCCTAGTCGGGGCGGCGTTGAACGCCTGCGCGGCGTCGGGGTTGTTTATCGCGGACCTAGACGACGCGTCCCCGACGACGCCCGAACCGGTCCCCGAACCCTCGCCCGCGTCGGACCCGGTCGGGTCCGCGACCGACATTCGTGGCGGGTCCGGCGCGGACGATCCCGAACCGCCCGAAGGTACGGCGGAATTGGCCGACGTGTTAGCGGGGTTGGCGAAACCCCAACGCGACGCGTTCCGTTCGTGGCGGCGGTCGAAGGGTTGGGAGTGGCCCCCGGCGAACGCCGAACAACTCCACGCCATGTCCAAAGAGGTCGACCGCCTGTTGGACGTGGAAAACGAAGAGACTGAAACCTACGGGTGACCGGTGGACGGCGGACCCCCGACCTGTCCAACATGCGGGGCGGTTCTGCGGTGTCCCCGTTGCGATTCCAACACGCCCGACCCCCACGACCGCGCCGCGTGGTCCGACGCCATGTTGGCCGCGGAGTTACGGGAGGCGACGGGGGATGGAAGGGGCGACCAATGAGTGTTCGCGTTATGGCCGCGGTTTGGGACCACTCCACGACCGAAGGGACCGACCTGTTGGTGTTGTTGGCGTTGGCCGACCACGCCGACCACGACGGGTACGCCTGGCCCAGCGTCGACCGGTTGGCCGCGAAGTGTCGGGTACACCGGGCGACCGTGTTTCGGTCGTTGCAGGCGTGCGAGGCGGCGGGGGAGTTGGTCCGAACGTCCGGCGGCGGACGGGGACAGGCGAATTTGTACCGCCTAACCGTTGTGGACAACCTGTCCATAAACGGTCGCACGTTGCGACCCCTCCCCCGCGAAACCGTCGCAAATGACGGACAAACCGTCGCAGGATTGCAGATAAACCGTCGCACTAGTGCGACACAGAACCGTCAGGAACCGTCAATAGAACCGCGCGACAACTCACGCGTGCGTCATTTAGGACCTACCGAATTCCCCGACGCCGCCCCCGACGTTGGGGCGAAGGTCGAAGAGTTGCGGTCCCGCCTTCGGGGTCCGAAGTGAACGGGTCCCCCCGCCACGCCCGACCCCGGTTGGTATCCGACGGGGTCGTGTCGTTCCCCGGTACCCGCCACGAAATTGTCGACGTGCAGGTGGTCATTGAATGCGCGTGCGGGGACCTACTCCACGGCGACACCGAACAACACGCCATCGCGGATTTTCAATTGCACGTAGACGAACAGGAGGTGGACTAGGTGAGAGTGTTCTACCGTTTGCGCGCGTGGTACTGGCAACACGTCGGGTCGTCGGTCGTTTGGGTTAACGGCGTCCCACGGGATCGTCCGTACGATTGGCACGAAGAGGACCCCGCGCTACGTATCCCCGCCGAAGCGCACGTACGACGCGTGTACCCCGAACCATGACCGACACGACGTTGTCGACGGTCGACGCCGCGAACGCGGCGCGGGTGTCGGTTCGACAATTGCACCTATGGACCGACGCCGGTTACCTCCACCCGACCACGACCGAAGGCGCGGGGGGACAGGGTGGGAAGGCGAACCGGTGGACACCGGGCGACGTAGAACGGGCGGAACAATTGGGCGTGTTCGCGCGGACGATATGCGGACCTCACGCGTTGTCGTTCGTGGCGAAGGGGTTGGAACACGACGGACCGTCGTTCGCCATGTTGGACGGCGTGTACGCGGTGATTGTCGAAATCCGCGTGGTCACGTCGGACCCACCCGACGACGCCCTACCGTCGGCGGGGAACGTCATAGCCCACCCGTCGTTCGACATGCATAGATATTTCAAAGATAAGGCGACGGGTCGACAGTGACGGAGTGGGCGGGGTTGACCCCGCCGTATCGGACCATCGTGGTCGACCCCCCGTGGGAGTTTCGCGAAGGTTTCGCCGCGCCCCCGTGCGACGCCCGACAGGCATACCGCGAACAAAACTACCTAAACCGAACCCAACTCCCGTATTCGTCTATGACCGTGGACGACGTGCGAACGTTGGACGTGGCGTCGTTGGCGGACCCCGAAGGGGCGCGGGTGTTTCTATGGACGACGAACCACCATTTACGCGATTCGTGGTCGGTCCTAGAGGCGTGGGGATTTGAACCCGGTAAGCGCGTGTTCGTTTGGTGCAAACCTCCACGCGGTACGACGTGGGTTACAACCGAATTCGTTTTGTCGGGGCGTATCGGTCGCCCGGTCCCGTTGCCGTGGCACGGGTCTACGTGGTTCGCGTGGGGACATACGAACGGACATAGCGTCAAACCCGCCGCGTTCGGGGACCTGGTCGAATCGTGGTGTCCCGGTCCGTACGTCGAATTGTTCGCCCGACAGGCGCGATTGGGTTGGGACGCATGGGGCTACGGCGTGGAACAACAATCGTTCGTGTTCAAATGACTACACGCGACCCCCGATTTGGTTCGCCCCGTTGGAAGGCGACCCGGTTGTACGTACTCCACCGCGACCGGTGGTTGTGTCAGATACGCGGACCGAAGTGCAACCATTTTGCTACGGAGGTCGACCACGTCGAAGCACGGGCGGACGGGGGCGACATGTTCGACCCGTCCAACCTGCGCGCCGCGTGCAAATCGTGTAACGGGTGGCGGGCGGCGAAGAGGACCAACGCCCAACGTCCGTACCGAATGTCGGTACCCCGATACGAAACCCGGTTATGACGGTCCACCCCACGACGCAGGCGCAACGCAACGCCGAAGCAAACACGGCGGACATGGTGGCGCGGGCGTGGGCGTGCGAGGTCCACGCCTTCCCCCGCCTGTCCCCTGTCGATTGGTACCTAGCGCGTGGCGTGCGAATGGTTGGGGTGGCCGAACTAAAGACACGCAACATTGGCGCGTACGACCGGGGGTTGGCATACATGGACCTACATAAGTGGTTCGCCCTGTCGTATGCGTCGGTCGCCTTCGGTGTACCCGCCGTCTACATGGTGGCGTTTAACGACGGCGTACGTTGGTGCGACGTGCAGGCGATAGACGCACGGTGTACCCGTGTCGTCGGGCGTCGGGATCGTGGCAACCCCAACGACGTACACCCCGCCGTCGTGGTACCCGTGGCCGACATGTCCGACATGTCCCGGTGTCCCCTATGACGGCGCAGTACCAACGGTGTCGATACTGCGGGGTCACGGTCGTACGGTTGGGTAAGCGTTGGCATACACGGGACGGGACGGCGTGGTGTCCCGACGCACCGGACCACGGACACCTACCCGCCACCCGTAGGTCGGGGGAGAACGGGACGGGGGGGGCGCGACCGGG